ATTAAAACTGACGAGTTAATGAAGAAAGGGCATCTTGCTAAACTGGATATCAATGTACTTCTATTGAAACACCCACCAAATAAATTTGAAAACTTTGAAGAAGAAGTTCAATATATCATTACTCATAATCGTCGAAATAACTTTATTAAAAATCTTGCTCTTGATTTAAAAGGCAATACACTTATACTATTTGCCAGAGTAGAAGGTCATGGAGAACCGTTATATAATTTAATAAATAATAATAACATTATTGAAAATCGAAAAGTCTTCTTTATTCATGGTGGAGTAGCTACTGAAGATAGAGAAAAAGTTCGTGAAATTACAGAAAAAGAAAAAAATGCAATCATTATTGCCTCTTACGGCACCTTCTCAACTGGAATTAACATTAAAAATTTACACAATGTAATTTTTGCTTCTCCTTCTAAATCTAGAATTCGTAATCTTCAATCTATAGGGAGGGTACTTAGAAAAGGCAACCAAAAAACTAGAGCAACTTTATATGATATTGCCGATGATATTAGTTATAAATCTAGAAGAAATTATACTTTAAATCATTTAATAGAAAGAATTAAAGTCTACAATGAAGAAAATTTCAATTATGATATAGTCAACATACCGATTAAAAACTAATGGGAGATGAATTTTATAGCATAATAAAATTGGTATCAGGAGAAGAAATATTTTCTCTTATATCTGTGGATGATAGTGGTGATGATGCTATTATAATTTTACAGAATCCTATTATTATGACGATGTATAGTAATAGTAATGGATCTCATATTAAAGTTAAACCATGGATTGAATTATCTGAAGAAGACTTTTTCATGATAAAATCTGATAAGATAATTACTATGACTGAAAGTACAGATGATAGATTGATTCAAATATATAATGATTTTATTTCTAATGATGTTATAGAAATTTATAATAATACTGGATATACAAAACCTTCTCCTAAAATGGGATATATTTCTTCCGTAAAAGATGCTCGAAAGTATCTTGAAGTATTATTTAAGAAAAATATTAATAATAAAGAAAGCTAAACTTATCCCTTAACCCTTGACAGAGTTATTCTACTGATATTTCATTACCTTGTCAAGCCTTAAGTTTTGTGATATAATAAAAACAATTAACAAAACGGAAACTCCAATGCCATGCCTAGAAAAAAGACGGAACACTATGTAAATAACAAAGAATTGTTGGAGGCGATGATTGTTTATAGAGGCAAAGTTGCAATAGCAAAAGAAGCATTTATAAAAAAATACCCTGATAAAGAACCACCAAAGTCTGGTCCATGGGAGGGTAAACCACCCATACCAAACTATCTTGGTGAATGTTTTTTAAAGATTGCTACTCATTTGTCGTATAAACCGAACTTTGTTAATTATATGTTTCGTGAAGATATGATTTCTGATGGTATAGAAAACTGTGTGCAATACATTCACAACTTTGATCCAGAGAAATCTAGAAATCCATTTGCATATTTTACTCAGATCATTCATTATGCTTTCCTTAGAAGGATACAAAAAGAGAAAAAACAATTAGATATTAAAACAAAGATTATTGAAAAGAGTGGGTATGATGAAGTTATGATGGTAGATGATACAGCATTATCTGGTAGTAATTCTGAATACAATACAATTAAAGACAATATACAGTATCGCAACAATAACCGATGAAGGTTGCCATTATAACTGATACCCATTATGGGGCTAGGAAGGGTTCGAAGTGTCTTCATGACTACTTTGAACTCTTTTATCGTGATGTATTTTTTCCTACCTTAGAGAAGGAAGGAATAACAACTGTGATACATATGGGAGATATATTTGATAGTCGTAAGGCAATAGATTTACAAACTCTTGAGTGGTCTAAGAGAGTTGTATTGGAACCACTTAAAAAATATAAGGTTTATTTAACTATTGGTAATCATGATTGTTATTATAAGAATACTAACGATGTAAATTCTCCTGAATTATTATTAAAAGATTATAAAAATATTAAAATATATTCAAAAGCAACAGAAATTTCTTTAGATAAATTAAAGATTCTCTTTTTACCTTGGATTAATTCTGAAAATTATGAAGATACATATTCAGTTATTAAAAAATCTAAAGCAAAAATTGCCATGGGTCATCTTGAATTAAATGGATTTAAGGCAACTCGTGGACATATGATGGAAACTGGTATGGATATAGGAATATTTGATAAATTTGAAAAAGTATTTTCTGGACATTTTCATACTAGATCTACTGATGGTAAGATATTTTATTTGGGTAATCCATATGAGATGTTTTGGAATGATGTGAATGATCCAAGAGGATTTCATATCTTTGATACAGAGACATTAGTTCAGACTCCAATTAATAATCCATATAAATTATTTTATAATATCTATTATGACGATACTAATCATAAATTGTTTAATGCTACTGAATATAAGAGTAAGATTGTAAAAATTATTGTTCGTAAAAAATCAAATCCTAAAGATTTTGAAAAATTTATTGATAAGTTATATTCTGCTGGTGTTCAAGAATTAAAGATTATTGAAAATTTTGATATTCATGAAAATGAAGATTTTGATATAGATGAAGATGAAAATACTCTTTCAATTTTGAATCGATATATTGATGAATCTGAATTTGAATTTGATAAAACTTTTATTAAAGATATTTTTCAAGATCTTTATAGGCAAGCTTGCGAGGTAGAATAATGTGGCTTTTAACTCTTAGAGATGGTAAAGATGAAGGTGCTTATGCTGTTCAAGATAATCATGGACAAAAAGTGTTGTTTCTCTTTGAAGAAGAAGACGATGCCATAAGATATGCTATGATGCTTGAAGATCAAGAAGAAAAGGAAATGGTTGTAATGGAAGTTGATGATGAACTTGCATTAAAAACTTGTAAAATGCATAGTTATAAGTATGCAGTTATTACTCCCGATGATATTGTAATTCCTCCTAAACCTAAAAAATGATAACCTTTCAAAAAATTAAGTGGAAAAATTTTCTAAGCACTGGTAATAACTGGACTGAAATTAATTTTCAAGAGTATAATACTAATTTGATTATTGGTACAAATGGTGCTGGAAAATCTACAATGTTGGATGCACTTACATTTGCTTTATTCAATAAACCATTTCGTAAAATTAATAAGGGTCAGTTAATCAATACTGTTAATGAAAAGGATTGTGTTGTTGAAATAGAATTTAATGTAAATAATAGAGATTATTTGGTTAGACGTGGGATTAAACCAAATATATTTGATATTGAAGTGAATGGCAGCCCACTTCATAAACAGGCTGATGATAGAAATAATCAAAAAATATTAGAAGATACTATATTAAAAGTAAATTACAAATCATTTACTCAAATTGTGATCTTGGGTAGTAGCACCTTTGTACCTTTCATGCAATTGAGTGGTTCTAATCGTAGAGATGTGATTGAAGATCTTTTGGATATTCGTATCTTCTCTGCAATGAATAATCTTATTAAAGAAAAGATTCGTTCACAAAAAGAGCAAGTAAGATCTCTTGATCTTAAGAAAGATAATCTTAAAGATAAGATGTCTATGCAAAAGAATTTTATCAAAGAATTGGAAGAGCAGGGTAAGAATAGTATTCAAGATAAGAATACTAAAATCAAAACATTAGCAATTGAAGTAGATACTCATTTAGAGCACAATGAACTTAAAGAAGTAGATATTTCTGATCTTATAAAAGAGCAGCAAACTGTTACTGGTGCATCTGAAAAGTTAAAGAAACTAAACAATCTTAAGGGTAAAATTACTCAAAAAGTAGCAACAATTACTAAAGAACATAAGTTTTTCACAGATAATACGGTGTGTCCTACTTGTAGTCAAAACATAGAAGAAGAGTTTCGTGTAAATAGAATTACCGACGTTCAAGATAAGGCAAAGGAGCTCAAGAAGGGTTATCAAGATCTGGAAGAGACTATAAAGTTAGAATCGGAGAGAGAACGTCACTTCACCCAACTATCAAAGGAGATTACTAAACTCAACAATGACATTTCTCAAAACAATACTCGTATCTCTCTCAACCAGAGACAAATCCGAGAACTTGAAAATGAAGTTCAAAAAATTACCGAACAATTTAAAAACAGAAATACTGAACATGAGAAGTTAGCTGAGTTTAAAGAAAACCTCAAAGAGACAATTGAAAATTTATCCTCAAGAAAAGAAGAAATCACTCACTATGATTTTGCATATTCTCTATTGAGAGATGATGGAGTAAAGACAAAGATAATCAAGAAGTATCTACCTTTTATAAATCAGCAGGTTAATAGATACTTACAGTTGATGGATTTTTATATCAACTTCACATTGGATGAAGAGTTTAATGAAACGGTAAAGTCACCTATTCATGAGGACTTCTCATATTCATCATTCAGTGAAGGTGAGAAGATGAGAATTGATTTGGCATTACTCTTTACATGGAGAGAAGTTGCCAGAGTTAAGAACTCTGTTAATACAAATCTTCTTATCATGGATGAGGTATTTGATAGTTCCCTTGATGGTTTTGGAACCGATGAGTTTATTAAGATTATTAAGTTTGTTATTAAGGATGCTAATATTTTTGTGATCTCCCATAAGTCCGATCTACATGATAAATTTGACAATGTGGTAAAATTTGATAAGATAAAAGGATTCTCCCGTATGGTGTCATGAACACTCCAAACTGGCAACACCACTCTAAGAAGGATGCCAAACGAAAACTTAAACCACAAGCACTACGTGCTTCAAGAGAAAGACGCAGACAGTTAATAAAGCGTCTACTGAACCCCACCAAGCGTGGGGTTTCGTCGTATAATGGATTCATAATCAAAAAAGAACATGGTAGTCAAGCACGAAATCAAATCACAACTTGCTAAACTTCTTGCCACAGAAGATCTTATAGTAGAGCATAAAGTCGTTGAGACTGCCGAGTTTAATGTTCATACTCGTGTTCTAACTCTTCCTAAGTGGGATAGGGCAAGTAATAATGTATATGATGCATTGGTGGCACATGAGGTAGGACATGCACTCTATACACCTGATAGAGATTGGTACAAGGAGATACAAATACCACCATCATTTGTGAATATTGTGGAGGATGTGAGAATTGAGAAGTTGATGAAGAGACGATATGCAGGACTTGCTAAATGCTTTTATACAGGATATAATGAACTTAATGATGATGACTTCTTTGATATAGATGGTAAAGATCTTACTGATTTTAATATTGCTGATAGGGTTAATTTACATTTCAAGATTGGTGCGTGGAATGATGTACCTTTTTCAGTTTCTGAAAAGGAGATTGTCAGTTTAGTTGCTAATGTAGAAACTTTTGATGATACATTAGAAGTTGCTCAAAAACTTTATGAATATTGTAAGGAAGAATTGGAGAACAAGCAGAAAGAAGAAATTGAAACTGAAGAAGATAATGGTGATGAAGTTGATCTTAATATGAATGGTAATAGTTCTGAAGAAGAAGGAGAGGAAGAAGGAGAGAAAGAGTATCAAACTAAATCACAAGATATTGGAGGTGGTGAGGGACAATCTGAACCTCAACCTCAGTCTCAAGGTGGATTTGATAATGAACCGCAAGTAGAAACTGCTGATTCATTAGCAGATGCTCTTAAAGATCTTACTAATACTCAAAATAATCTTGAGAATGTTTATTTTGAATTGCCTAAGTTAGATATGAAAAGAGTTACTATTAGTAATGAAGTAATACATAATAATCTTAATCAATCTTGGAGTGAACAGCATCAAGAATGGAAAAAAATGTTAGAAGAAAGAAATTATTATACCAATGATATTTTTGAAGAAGTTGATAGTAAGTTTGTAGAATTTAAAAGAAATGCTCAGAAAGAAGTTAATTACCTAGTAAAGGAGTTTGAGTGTAAGAAAGCTGCTAGTTCTTATGCACGTGCCACTACTGCAAGAACAGGTGTTTTAGATACTGCTAAGTTACATACTTACAAATATAATGAAGATTTATTCAAGAAAGTAACTACTTTTGCTGATGGTAAGAATCATGGATTAGTATTTGTTCTTGATTGGT